ATATTTTTATGCTGGTCTTCAGTCAAGTCTTTCCGAGACTCAACTTCTATCTCTAAGGATATCTGTGTGGGTATTCTTTTGTACTTGTCTACAAAGTTTACAATCTCATTGAATACAACTTGTTCTTCTTTTATATCAAAGTAATCTGGTTTGATAAAAGGTAATACCTTTCTACAGTATTCCTCATTGAATACCAGATTGCTCAGCGTTGTTCGTTCTATCGTTTGTGTCATATCCTACCTCTGATTGTGCAATGATGATATGATAAAGTATATCACCAAGTAATTTAAAAAAGTCATCTCCAAAGTTTTCTTTTGGAATCCCATTATTCTCTAGTATATCATACTTAAACTTTAATTGCAAGTGTTCATTGTCAAGTAATTTATTTTCATCTGGAATAGCTACTTCTCCGTACTTATAGATGACACCATGATAATCTGTTTCATCTGTAAGTCCGATACAAGTCTGGTCTGGATAAGCATCACTATTTAAAAAGACAAACTTCTTTGTGATTGGGTCTTGTAGTATTTGGTCTGTTGTCGGTAGTTTAGATTCGTCAACTATTTTCTCGATTGGTTCACCTAAGTGATTTAGTAGTTTAGACATAATGTAAATAACTCCCTAGTATATATTTTGGTTTGTCTATTGGTTTCTCCCCAGCGTGTAACCAAGGCCATAGTGGCGGAAACATAAGTAGAGAACCTTTTTTACATTCTGATTTAATACCATAGTCTGGAAAGGTAGTTGAACCACCTTTATTATTATCTAGATATAAAAAGAAAACTAGAAAACGTCTTGCACTATTATAATCTGCTACGTCAACATGATTACCAAATTGGTCTTTACCATCTGCAAGATATCGTTTCAAACGAATACCCTCAAATCCATATTTCTGTGGCCAGATGTTACTCTTATATCCGATATTACATTCTTCTCTGTATTTTTTGATTGACTCTTTGAATACATCAACCAGATATGCAACTTCTGTTTTCCATTCCTCATGTGCAAGAAGATGTATCTGTGTAAAAGACATTTCTCCTTGACTATGTTTCTCATATTGTTCTGGAAGACTTTCAAACTGATGTATCATGTTATCGCAGAACTCATCAGAAACTACGTTATCGTAACATCTAATGTAGTTTTCCATACTTATATTCCTTTTCTGCAGCTTCATCTAATAGTGTCATTACATCTTCCGTAAAATACTTCTCTGGATTATTCATAATCGTTTTACCAAACTGTGTAGTGCCATCAGGCAACTCAATTCGTGTAGATACTTGTTTGAAGATACTATACTTGATTGCAAGTTCCAATAGACCATAGTATTTATCCAAACCTTTTTCATAGTTCAGACGAACATCTACCATCTTGTTTTCGATTGTCAATCTTGACTTGTGATTTTTACAATGTATAATATTTCCGACAACATCAGTTCCGTCTTTCTCTTTTCTCTTTGACAGAAAGACAATAGACGAGGCTGCATATTTCAATCCAGAACCACCACCCATTTCTTTTGTCGGAAACATACTTCCCATAGAATCATAAGTGTGATTAGTCACAACCATAGGAACACCAGCTCGACCTAGTTTCAAAGTCAGTACACGAAACGCAGCTTTAAGAACTTGCGCCCTCGTCATATCTCTTGTTTCTTTTCCGTCAGAGGTATCTTCTACTTCTTTCGTAGTAGACAACATACCAAGAGAGTCAAGACACATCATCATAGGTCTACGATTTTCTTCTTTCTCTGCAAGTACCTTATCAAGAACTTTAATCGCTTGTGTACGAAACTCTTGTACTGTGGTTACTGGAATGATAACCATTCTTGATGGGTCAATACCTCTGTCGATAACCATTTGTTTCGTAATCGCACTTTCCGATTCAAAGTACAAACAACCAGCCTCTGGGTTTGCTTCTAGAAAACTCTTGACCATACCCATCACAAAGAATGTCTTACCAGTCGCAGACTCACCAGCGATTGCAGTAATCTTATTACTAGGTAATCCACCATAGATACTTCCACTTAGTAGTGCATTGAATATGTGACTACCAGTATCAATGAAAGAACCTACGTCTGCGCCCTCTATTCCATCAGAGGCGAGAGCTGCATACTCATTGCCTGTGGTCTTAATAATGTCTTTAAAAAAATCATTCATAATTTTATATATCTCCTACTTTCCTACTTGCAGATTTCAATGCATCAAAACCGCCTGGATATCTATCAGACAGTTTACCCACATTGATATCAAATACTTCTTCCCATGAACTATCTAGTGCGATAATTGCTTGTGCCATATACCAACATATGTCACCGAGTTCACTCTTGAGATGTTTCTTTGTATCGTCATCAATCTCTTTACCTTGAAAGATTAACTTCTTTACAATGTCGTTGAACTCTCCGACCTCACCAGACAATCCTACAGAAGCTGTAAGTAGTCTTTGAGGTTCAATACCATTTTCTTGCATTATATCTAATGAATCTTTAAAGTCTATCATCTCTTTAGATGCTGGACTTGTAACTGTATCGACAAAATTGATATAGTCATTGAGAACACTTGGTCTTTTTCGCATATGTATATTTTCCTTATTATCTATAGTATGTTTTTTCCGTAGTACTTCAAGTCTATTGCAGCTGCACTCAAAGGTGCTAGTCCACTTATCATAATATAATTCATATCTTCACACGATACTTGTAACCACATAGGGTTATCGACTACTTTCATTTTATTAATCATACCATAAACATTGCCAGTTGTCAAGGTCAGAACACTTATTATATGCAACCTTTCCGTAGTGAACTCCTACTTCTAAAGTCGTACAACCACTCATCAGTATTACACAAAGTATAACTCCGAGTTTTGCGCTCGCTGAAAACGGGCGGCTAAGCCTATCTCCTTTTGCCTGTTGAAACATCATTCGCTTCCTTTCCACTTAGTACAACCAAGTTACCTTTGTTATATGCTTGACCGATTACTGCATTACCATTATACTCTTTGACCACACGCTTGGTCTGTACTCTCCACTCATAGTCCTTTATATCCCTAGAGGGTAACTGTTCTGAAACACGCTCAGTTTTAAGGGGGGTGGCCTTTCGCACATAGTTGGGGTCTACTCCCATCTTTGCGAGATACTTCTCATGTTGTCTGATAGACTCTTGTTGGGATGCAGATAGTTTCTTATTCTTTCTACGTTTCTTATGATTTGTTGTTGTCCAATATGCTGGAAGTAAGTGCATAGTCAATGAATCAAACTCCGAAATAAAACTTGACAATACCAGTAGCCATAATAAATGCACCGATAGAGTTCAATACCATTAATGCACGATCATGCCACCAATATGCAACGAGTAACCAACCTAAGATTCCAATCAAGTATAGAATCATAGTCGTTGGATATTGGGGGAATAGGGGAACACCCACAGCAGTAGATAATTGTGCAGTTATAAGAACTACAGAGGAGAACCACTTCACATACCAGTCTTTGGTATGGAGTGGAGTTATCTTTGTTATTTCAGTTATGTTCATTATAAAATCTTTCTCTGGATACTTATTGCATTTATAGATTGCCATTGCCTTACCCAGTTTAAAGGCGGGGCTGTCTGTGAGAAAATAGAGAGAAGTACTCAACATTACATAACACCATCATCATGGAACTTTACTGTTAACCAACCCACCTTAATGAGTCTTCTCTCTAATTCTTCTTATATACTACCACATAATGGGCAGTCTGTCAATACCTTTCTACGAAACTTTCTTTGCAGTTTTCTTGAAGACACCAACTGTACCAGCAACATAGTCACCTTTGTCTATCCACATAGTGAATGCTTTACACTCATACTGACAAGTAGCAGCAAGAGGACAAGTAGAACAAGGGTCTTCTTTCTTATTCGTTGGCCCATAATAGATATCTTGTGCAGATACATTTGACTTGGCGTGTCCACCATAAACCTCTGAGTCGTACCATGTATTCATATTAAATTCTCTCTCTTTGTTATTGTTTATACTAAGAGTATAACACCTTATACTATAGATGTCAACCCCTCCTCTGTAATCGTTGCTCACTAAGGGTTACAGAGGACACACAATGTATCTCTATACTGTAGCTCTAGCGAATCACCGAATCACTTTATACTTCTCACCTTAGTACATTACTATTATACACGATTCTGTGAAGATGTCAAGGGTTTTTCTGAATTATTCTGATA